TTGTTTCCCAATCTACTGGTAATGGTATAAAATTAATAGAGTCAAACTTAATTACATCACTTGGACTAATTGTAAATAAGTACTTCCAAATATATCCATCACCACTAACGCCAGCAGATCTTGGTTCTAAATCTGTGAATTTTGGTTCATCCAGTGAAGGTCTTCCATTTGGATTTTCTGGATCTACACCATTATTTAAGCAAATGTAAACCCTATATTCACTATTAACTACGTAAAAATTTGAAGAGTATAAACTAGTCTTATTTGATGGTCTGGAAAGATTAGTTCTTGTTATATCATGACGATACATATCATAAATTGTAGCAGAAACCCAAGGGATTCTTCTAACAACTGGTCTTACATCATCAACTCCAATTTTTTTTAATGCTATAATACTATCCCAATAGTCATTTTGCTCATTAAAACTATCTTTTGGTGGTGGTGGATATGAATCCCAAGTAGAACTTATTTCTGACGCATTAGGAAGACCAATAAATGTATAATATGAATTATCACTAGATCTAATTTCATTTATAAATGATCTAGCATTTTTAATTCTCAATTGATCAGTTATAATTGCAGACATTGCCTATTAGCTTATTTTGTTCTATTTATTAAACAATATACCCAAGATATTTTAATGGGAATGCTCTTCTCACTATTGGATTTGAGGATAATCCAACAAATTGATTTGTTTCAACATTAAATTCAACTGGTTTTGTTCTGATTGGAGTATCTATTCTACCCCAACTATAATTTCCATAAAATGCTGTAGAAGCTATTCCAGTAAGACCATTATAATTGGAAATCTTAGTTAATACTCTAACAACACTAGTAGTTATTCCATCAGAAGGAATATATCTATTAACCAAAGATGTTGATATAACTTCATATACATTATCTAAACAAGTAGATCCAATTCCCAACACATTGTTTGAAGATGTTAAAGATACCGATGAATTTCCTATAGATGAATCTGTAACAACAAAGTATTGTCCAGTTTGAATACCAGAAGTAAATATTGAATAATCTCTTCTTAAAATTGAATTTAATGGAATATAGAAATCAAATTGTACTCCTGTAGTAATTCCAACATTTGTTGTTCCAACACCAACTATAGTTCCATAGTCTCCAGAATAAGTAACTGAGAATATAGATTCATTTTTTCTAGCTGGAGGTGATACTAAAACAACTGGAGGTTTAATAGCAGATACTGTAAATTCCATAGGATTGGTCAAAGCATATTTTCTTTGTGTTGATGCCAATCCAACGTTATCGAAGGTATCTATGAATAATTGATCACCTAGCTGATAATTGTATCCACCATCGGTTATTTCTAATGTTGTAATATTGTAAGTAAATGGATTTAAAGTAATAGTCGCAGTTGCATTAACACCAATTCCAGTTTTTGATTTTAATTTAGCTTTAATAAACTTATTAGTTAACGCATCAATTCTTGGGAATCCTAGACCTTGTGCGGATATTGTTAATGCTTCTACTGGACCATAAACATATCCAGTACCAGCAAAACTAACTTGAATTGATGTAACTATTCCACTAGTAGAAATTGATGCAATTCCAGTTGCTGGTGAAGATACTGATGTTGCATATCCAGGAGATTGAATAGTTACTGTTGGTGCAATAGTATATCCAAATCCAGGATTTGTTATTGATATAGAGGATACTGTTCCACCTACAGAAATTGTAGCTTCTGCAGTAGCAGTAACTAAATCTTCCTGAGATACTAATTCTATTGTAGTTTTTTCATCAATTGCTATTCCTTCTAAAGGATAATCGAAGAATGGTCTTAATGAAGATACAAAAATTGCAGTTGAACCTAACCCTACATTGTGTAAAATATTTGTTGTAGGTGTGATTGCTGGTTCATAATAGATTCTATCTTTAGCAACCTCATTCTCATCAATAATCTTATCTACAATTTGCTTACACCAACTAATTGGTCTTTCAAATAATTCATCAGAGACAACACCTTGACCAGCATAGTTATTAGTGATAATTGTATCTGCAGCACTGATATCAATTACTAATCTCTCATCTTGGTTTAAAGTTTCATCTGTATCATTATAAAGTTGAACTTCATCACCAATCTTAACTGTAGGTAAAACATCTACTTGCTTAACGTCAATAGTTTGTGTTCCAGTGTAAATTAATAATTTACATCTATCACCTCTTGTAGAGATTCCAGAAACTCCTCCTCTAGGTGCCTCACTAAATCTCAAAACGCTACCTCCAGTAAATGTATATCCTTCTCCAGGAGTTTGTAAAATATCATTTACAAACACTAAAAGATTGGATTGTAAATCAATACCAGAGTTCTGTCTTGCGAAGAATGATATTCTTTCACCATTAATACTTAATGGGAATAATCTTCTTCTTCCATTGAAGAATTGGTCAATATTATCTAACACTAAGAAATCACCAACATTCCATCCAGCAAACTTTGATCTATATGTAGTATCTACAAAGATTTTGAATTCACTAAATGATAATCCTGGTGATGATGGTATTCCAGTTGATCCACCTACAGGAATTGTTAGAATGTCTCCCTGACCATAAGCATATCCATAGTTTTTAAATTCAAAATTAATTACACTAGATCCCTGACCAACTACAATATCTACTACAGCACCAGTTCCAATCCCATTTGGTGGGGAATCTGAAGAATAAATCAATGGAATATTGGAATAACTTAGTGGATCATCAAAAATGACTTCTGGTGGGTTTGATGAAGTAAATCCACTTCCTGGATTTGTAATTACAACAGGACCAACAACGTTGCCATTGAATACTGTTGCATAACCAACAAAAGTTATGTTTGGAACTCCAGAGCTATAAGTTTGGACTCCAATATTTACTAATGTCTGAATTCCAACTCTATATCCAGATCCAGAATTTCCTATGGATATTGATTGAATAGTACCAGCAACTGAAACTATAGCCGATCCACCAGCAGATACTAATGGTTGATAACCAAATCCATTGCTAGATCCAACTGAGACAATCACACCTCCTTTTGGAACTCTGTTAACATTAATATCTCTAGTTAAATCATAATCAGCAACATTTCCAGTGAAACCCAGAGTTGAGACTCCAGCAGACTCTTCAATCTTATAATCTCCAAGAATATTAGTTAAAACATTACCGAGTCTCTGTGGTCCCTGGAATATATCGTCAATAAGTATGATTGCATTACCTGCAGTTAATCCATCAACATCTAATTTATTTTGCTTTAAAGTAAACTGTGTTGTGATACCATTAAATTGATTAGATACATCATCAAAAATATAATTTGTTTCATAAGCCCTTACAAAACTAGTAGTAAATGCTTGGTTTAATGCCGATCTAATGAATACTCTTCCACTAAATCTACTGCTAGTTGTTAATCCAGCATAGTCTACTTCACCAGAAGATGTTGCAGTAGTACCAAATCCAATTGGAAGATTACCCCACATGGGCTCAATAAAATTGATAGTATTATCAATAATATTATAAGTTCCAGATAATTTTATTATTTGGTCATTGGAATTGTGTGAAGATTCAATTGTTCCCATCCATGATCTTGACACTGTAAATGTGCTTGATGCAGAACTTACAGCAGAAATCTTCATAATCTCATCATTTACTTGAATTAGGTCACCACCAAAGAAGGATGAAATTCCAGAAACATTAATAATAGTTGATCCTATACCTACAGAACTTGCTAAAGAAGAAGTTACTGCAGTAGATACTATTGGTGTTTGTATAGTACCATTAATTGTAATTAATGCCTTTGTATTTTGAATCTTAGATTTAAATATATGAGTACTTCCAATACCAACATAAGTTAAATTAATAGATTCTGGATTGAATAGTAAGGCATTTTCGGGGGAAGAAGCAAATCTAATTCTTTGATTATCTACCTTAATCACGTAAATTGAAGATGGTAATTTAGTTGTAGTTCCAATACCTGCTATTACAGTTGGTACTATTTCTATTGCATT